ATCCCCGATGCGGTGCTGGCGTCACGCGCTATCATTGTGCCGCTGTTGCGCACGCCCGACCGCTACAAGGCGAACTCGGAGGTGCTGGACTACACCGCCTGGCCATGCGATCGCAATGCCCTGCTGGACGATCTGTGGCTGACGGCACTAGCCAATCTGAACACGTTAGCGACATACGAGGCGCAAATCAACGCGCGGTCGCAACTGAGCGGGCGAACGCTAGAGCCCTGGCGCATGATCATGGCTATCGCCGCCTGGCTAGACGACTCCGGCGACCTGAACCGCGACGGGTTGAGCCTCTGGCAGCGCATGGAGAACCTGGCTCTTGCCTACCAACGCGAGCGGCCAGAACTGGAAGGCGGCGACCTGACGACGCTGGTCATTCAAGCCATCCGTCGCTCCATTAGCTCCATTAGCTCCATTAGCTCCATTAGCGGGAGAGACACCTCAAAATTTGAAATAACGGTGGCAAATATCAGAGATAAAGCCATAGAGCTACTCAAGGAAGATGAAGGCGACAGCACAAACACTGATTGGGTCACCAACAGACGCATCGGGCGCGTGCTGGCGCGGCTGAGATTGCGCCAAAAACCACGACGTGGCAGTGGTGGAAGCCGCATTTGGGAAATTACGGAGGCCGAATTGCAAAGATTAGAAGATACGTTTGCATTATGTGACCCTCTCCAAACAAACGGAGCTAATGGAGCTAATGGAGAAATGGAGCAGATACCAGCCGTTGATCCAGAATTGGGGTTCTAGCATGATCCACGCCGCCTTTACTATCCAGGACAAGATTATTCACATCATCCTCAAAAACAGCGCGGGCCGGGTCATACATCACGGCATGATCCGCTCCGAACGCTGTGATGAGGTCGGCGAGTGGCTGGCCTGCAAAGCGGCGATCCGCGAAGCCGGCATCCACACGCGCGGCCCAGTCAGGCTGTACTCCGACCTGGCCATCGTGCGCAAACTGGCGACGCTCGACCCGCAATATCGCCGCACCGAGCCGATGTGCTGGCCGGAAGGCTGGGGGCCGCTGCCGCAAATCCATGAGCCGACGCTGTACCATTTCTACGATACATTGACCATGCTGTGGCAACTGTTCAATGGCAAATGGGAGGCCGTCCAAACCACGGAAAGGATTTTGAACAATGATGGACATTGACAGATTGGAGAAGGCCCAAGTCGCCTACGACACAGCACTGGAGCGCGTCAGGCTGGGCGAGAAATGGCTGGCCGAACATCCTACCACACATCCGAAATACCGTGAGGCGCAGGCGTTGCTGGCGCGGCGCAGAGACGAGCTTCAGGCTGCGCAACGGGAACTGGAACGCGAGGCACAGAATTTCGCCATCGCCGCAGCGCATGAGTGCGACCGCGATTTCATTCATGACGCGCGCGGCCCGGCATCGGTGAACTGCCAGGTATGCGGCAAACCAGTGCATGGCTGGCCCGCGCCGCGTCCCGGCCATTACGTGCATCTGGACTGCCTATGATCTACCGCGACTCAGATTTGGACTACGCCAACCTGCTGGACTGTCCCGGCGCGCGGCGGGTGATGGGCATCAGCCAGGCGATCTGCCCGGACTGGGGGACGCGCGCCTGCCTGGATTGCGACCTGGGCCAGGACATCAATGATTGTGATTTCGAGTGCCACACCTGCTCGCTCTATTGGTCGTGCCCATGCACGTTGGCCGCCTGGATGGAGAGACGAAATGCCCGACAAAACGTGGAAAATGGCTGAGCGGCGCGTCGCCGCCCGTTTCGGAACGCAACGCACCGGCCCACAGGGGCGTAACACGCCAGATGTCGTCACCAGCGACCTGAGCATCGAGGTCAAAACGCGCCGAAGCCTCCCTGCCTGGTTGCACGAGGCACTGGCGCAGGCTGAGCGCAACGCCCAGCTAGGAACGCTGCCTGTCGTTGTTCTGCACCAAGTAGGTACCCGGTATGATGATGATATGATAGTGATGAGTATGAAATCGTTTACACAATGGAGGAACAGAGGTGAACGAGTACAAGATTTATGAGATCTTCTTTGACGACGTTGACGCGACGCGGCAGACACATGCTGTTTGCGCTCGCTCTGTCGAGGAGGCGGTGAAGTGCTTCATGGCAAATTACGTGGGTGCATACTCAGATGAGTGCACGCAATATCAGACTCAGAACCAGGCCTTGATATGCGTGGAGGCCGTCCATGACCGACATTACCGCGTGGAGTGGGGCATCGAGGAACACGACATCAGGCCGGGGATGTTGTTCTGATGGACGCTGGACTTCTCGCTCGCATCATGGCAAAAATCGAGAAACAGCCCGACGGCTGCTGGCTATGGCAGGGCTACATGAACGGCGATGTGCCATTCATGAGCATAGCCGGCGATGTCAAAATCAACGTCCGACGCACGCTCTATCAGGCCAACATCGGCGATCCACCGCGCAATATCCGCATGGCCTGCGGCCAGCGACGCTGCGTCAACCCGGCGCATGTGTCGCAGCCCAAGCCGGCCAGACCACAGCCCAGTCGCCGCGACCGTCCCATTGACCGGCTGCACCGGCTGGCCCTGCATTGCGGTTTTGAGTTGCTGCCGGTGGGGAAAGGCAGGTACATGGTTTGTCCGCTTTTGTGAGGTGCCCGCGCTGTGGCAACAAAATTGGCTCGCTGATTGCGTATGGCGACGGCGACATCGAACTTCTGCGCATGGGTGGCGGTATCTGCCGCGAATGGCATGGCATCTGTGCGCGGTGCAAGGCGCCGCTCCACTGGTCGGTGTCTGAAAAAAGGCTGGCCCGGCTGATTGAGGCTGTCTTGCATTCTCAGAAAAAGTGATGTATAATATGTCTAATTGAATAGGGAGTGTCGGAGTTTACCGCCCGACGTGCTTGCACTGTCTCAGTGTAAGGCGTCGGGCGTTTTTTGTTTTTCGGAGGTCATGATGGGCGATGCCAAATCAATTCTATTGAGCAAGACGTTTTGGTTCAATGTCCTGGCCTTGTTGATGATTGTCGGCGAGGCGTTCGGCTTCGCTGAGTTCTCACGCGACCCAGCGGTTGATCAGTATGCGCTGATTATCATCACGTTGGCGAATATCGCTCTGCGCATGTTCACGAAGCAGCCGGTCAAAGTCTGATATGGGCGGAGCGGAGATAAAAGACATTCTCAACCTCGGCCTGCTGCCCTTCGTTCTGTACATGGCCTGGCTGTTCTGGATCGCGCTCCAGAAATCGAACGACCGCTATGCCATGTTGCTGGAGCGGCTGATTGCGGTAGTGGAGAACAACACGCGGGCCTTTCGGGACGCTGAGGCGCGCAGCCAGGAGATGTGTGACTCGCTGCGCAAACACGAAGGGCATGTAGACGAGATTGAGGACAAGATTAACACAATGGCAGCGACGCTGCACGACGTGAACATTAAAGCGACGCGGATTGAGGCCCATGCCAAGAAGAATGTCGAGTAAGGCTAGTCTTTATTGACGGACTGGACAGTTAAAAATGGCGGACTATAGCGGACTAAGTGCAGACCGAATAATCCAGGAGATCGCGCGGTTCAATGGCAATATCGCCATGGTTGCTCAAGCCATGCACTGTTCGCGTCAGACTATTTATAACTACATCAAAAAACATCCGTCTATCGAGGCCGCACTGCGTGATGAACGTGAACGCATGATTGACAACGTGGAATCGCGGCTCTACAAAGCCGCGCTCGACGGCGAGGCGTGGGCTGTCTGTTTTTTCCTAAAAACGCAGGCCAAACACCGCGGCTACATTGAACGCGCCGAAATCACTGGGGCTGAAGGCAGCCCGATTGTGGTGAAGTTTGTCACCAAAGACGATTGAACGAAAGATCGAACTTTACAAAACACAAGCCGAGTTCGTGCAATGCGCGGATAGGTTTACGGCGTTTATCGGGGGCATCGGCTCTGGCAAGACGTGGGCTGGCTGTGCGAAGGCGATTGTCAACCTGGCCAGGCCACGCACGTTGGGCATGATTGTCGCCCCGACGTATCCCATGTTGCGTGACGCCACACTGCGGACGTTCCTGGACATGGCGGGCGATATGGTCAGGGATATGCACAAAACGGTTATGATTGCCGAAATGTGCAATGGCAGCGAGGTGTTGTTTCGCAGTGCCGATGACCCGGACAGGCTGCGCGGGCCGAACCTGCATTGGGCCTACATAGACGAGGCAGCGTTGATTGCGCCGGAAACGTGGGAGATTGTCATTGGCCGTCTGCGCGCCGACGGGCAGGCTGGGCCATGTTGGGTGACGACCACGCCGAAAGGTCGGAATTGGTTATTTGAACGCCAGGATCAGATGACGGTGTTCCGCGCCAAAACGCGAGACAATCCGTATCTCGACCGTGAGTTCATTGCCAGCTTAGAGGCAGCCTATACTGGCGCATTTGCCAGGCAGGAACTGGAAGGTGAATTTGTTTCGTTTGAGGGCCTGGTTTATGAGGAATTCGAGCGCAGCGTGCATGTGGCTGCGGGCCCGCCGAATTTTGTCCGTGTGGTGGCCGGTGTAGATGAAGGCTACACCAACCCGGCGGTGATTCTGGTCATCGGCATTGATTCTGATGGGCGTGCACACGTGATTGAGGAATTCTACCGGCGGCGGGTGTTGCAGGGAGATGTAGTGGCAAGGGCGAAATCGCTGCATGACCAATACCGTTTTGAGATGATGCTGGTTGATCCCAGCGCGGCGGGGCTGATTGCCGAGATGCGCAATGCGCATCTGCCTGTCCGAGAGGCGGACAACGCTGTCCATGACGGCATTCAGCGCGTCAAGGCGCGCCTGGCCCGCGCCGGCGATGGACGCCCGCGGCTCACCATCTCGCCCTCGTGTGTCAATCTGTTGGCTGAGATAGAGAGCTATGTTTGGCGTGAGGGCAAGCAGGGCGTGAAAGACGAGCCGGAAAAAATCAATGACCATGCGATGGACGCGCTGCGTTATGCCGTGATGTACATTGACCGCGGCGTCGCCAAGTTGAGCGCGGCGCGCAATCCATTCTACGGGTGAAATTGCCATGCCTGGTGTAACGCAATATCTGTTTGAGGGCCCTGAGCTATACGACATTGAAGCGGCGTTCGAGGCTGAACGCAACGAGCGCGTCCAGCGTATCAGGCGCAACTGGAACTACTACAATGGGGCTATGCCTGAGCCGCTGAAGGTCGGGCAGGATGGCGTCAATCCCAACGTGCTTTTTCCGAAAATCGGCCAGGTTGCCGACCGCGTGGTTAGCTTCCTGTTGGGCGACGGCGTTGAGTTCGACTCTGGTGGCGATGATGAACAGGACACCACTGACGACGTGTTGGCGCAGGTGTGGTTGGACAACCACAAAAACCGCCTGTTGTACAACATCGCTCTGACTGGTGCGTTGGCTGGTCACGTTTTCGTGCGCGTCGAGCCACAGACTGAGGGGTCGCCGCTCATCACTAACCTGAACCCAGAAACCTGTGCCGTGTTTTGGGATGTCTCCGATTATAAGCGGGTGCTGTGGTATCGTCTGCAATATCAGGTCAATGAGACTGGGCCGGGCAAGCGCATTGATTATGTGCAGGGTCGTTTCGCCAATGGGCAATTCGACCACCAGGTAGAAGGCGAGTGGGGGGAAGTGGTCTATACCACGCGCGGCGGCTACGGAGCGAAATGGGAACTGGTCGGCCAGCCACGTCCGCTTGCCCTGGAGTCTGCGCCGCTGGTGGATTGGCAGAACCTGCCCAATCCGTTTGGCTATTACGGCTATGACGACGTGTCAACAGCGGTGCGCCTCAACGCGGCGTTGAATTTTGTCGCCAGCAATTTCAACCTGGTGCTCATGCACCATGCCAGCCCGAAGACGGTGGGGATCGGCTTCGACGCTGGCGAGGTGGTCACGACTGAGGTCGGTGGCCTGTACACCATAAACAAGCCGCGCGGCGAGGTTGACCTGTTCAACTTGGAGATGCAGAGCGACCTGAGTTCATCGGCGCGGTTTATGGAGATGCTCGATGAGGAGATTTGGCACAGTGTGCGGATGATTGACCCGCGTACTCTGAAGGACAAAGTGGGCGCGTTGACGAATTTTGGTTTGCGGGTGATGTTCACTGATGCGTTGAAGAAGACTGAGACCAAGCGCGCGCTGTACAGCGACGGCCTGGAGCGGCTGTGTCGGCATATCCTGACGGTGATGGGCGTCGCCGCGCCGCAGACGATAGAGGTCATCTGGAGCGACATCTTACCTGAGAGCGTCCAGGAACGAACTGAAACTGTGTTGCGGCGGTTGGAGGCCAAGATTATTGACCTGAAGACAGCGCGTGAAGAGCTTGGCTACGACCACGATGAGATTGAGGAGCGCATGGCTGAGGTAGGGCAGGGCGAGACCAATCTCGGCGAGATTTTGCTGCGCAATTTTGAGCGGGGTGCGATGTGAGTACGCC